TCTTTCGCAGGTAAGATATTGAAGTACTCCAGAGTATTAGACTCTGTGATCTCCGCCATAATGATGAGATTTTCTTTAAACCGCTTTATGTAATAGCATCTATTGTTGTTAGGATTGAACCATTTCTCAAGAGGGTCAGTAAGGACACCCTCCAATTCAGGAAGGTATTTTATCCTGCCTTTAAGATCTGAAAGTGATTTTCCTTTCAACTTAAGTGCTTTTGTGGAGTCCAGAAAGATAGGCGTATGATTGGCCTCTATAAGTGTGCGGTTGCCAAGAAAATCACTATAGAGGGTGATTACCTGCTCATGGGTCATATTATCAAGAGTTAGCACTTTAGCGGTATGCAATGGGCAATCGGTCACGCTTAGCATACCCGCTTCCTTCCAATTAGTGGGGATGGCGGAAAGCGCATTTGGGTATATTGCATTTGCTTTCCCCGGGTTATTCATAAACTTCGGATCCACGATCACTGGGCTGTCTGGCCCCATTGGGCTGTAATCCTTGGGCAGTTCGGACTGCATCAGTTGTTCCACGGAGCAGCGGCAGTTCCAGCCATTGGGCGGCATATAGTTATCCCAAAAGGGATCATCCACGGGGTAGATCAGATTGTGCAGAGCCCAGTGTTCTTCCCGCACCTTATCGTCCTGCATTGTTACGTAACGCAGGTAGGGGAAGACGTCCTTGTTTTCGTTGATCTGCTCCCACTGTCCAGCAGAGTAGGCGGCATTGGCGGCAGTATCGTAGTTTGTGCGCAGGTGAAAAGGATTGTCCGGCTCAAAGCCATGCATGGAAAAGGTGTCAGCCCAATCGCGGTAGGTGCCGCCGGAGGCAAAGATGGCTTTGGCCTCTTCAAAGAGGGCAGAGCGGAGCTCTTCTGTCTGAACTCCGGCCATGATGAAGGCTTCTCTGGAAAAGGCTGCCACGGCAGCGGTATTCTGCAGGTTCCAATCGAACTTGATCAGGCTCTTTAGATCGATGGAGTTCTTGCGCACGCGGCGTTTGCGGGTAGCATCATAGCCTTTGACGAAGGAGGCGAGAATGCCTTGGGTAAGCAGCTTGCCATACTCCAGCGCGATATCGGTGAAGGGCGGGATCTCGTCAATGGACTTGGCCTCCAGGATGCTGTTTTTGGCCTGGGAAACGGCTTTGAGCAGAGGCTTTGAGCTTGCGCCAAAGCCTCTCTTGCTATTCCTGGAAAAGAGCTGGTATTGGATGCCCATCACGGCCGGGGGCATGTATCTCTGTCCGATCATTTGCCCTCCAGGGGAACGCCATAGGTCTGATGCCAGTAGTCCTCCGGGAACTCAATACCGATGGAATTGTAGAGCTTTTCATCAATCTGAATGCGCTCCAGGAGGTTCACTTTGTCCTTGGGACGCACTGTCACCTCAATCTCGCCGGAACCGAAATTGATGGCATTGAGCATATTGAAGTGCTGAGTGAGGAATGTATCGAGATCCCGGCAGTCACCAGCCAGAATATCACTGCGCACCAGCTCGTGGATGGACGCCTGGGCGTAGCTGCCGCCGGTGCTGACGGCTTTGGTGGTGAGGGTGTTGCCCAGGATGCGCCTGGTGATGCGGTCGTCACAGTAATCGCAGAGCACGCGGTAGAGATCGGCATTGGCGTTTTTGTTCACGAAATCGGCAAAGTCTATGACTACGTTTTCGGATACCATGGCAGCCAGGTCGGTACCGAAGTTTTGCAACATCTCCCAAAGCTGATTCTTCTCCTCCAAGGTGGTGCCGGGCTTGTATTTGGCGATCCGGGGTGGTTTGCCGTAAGTTTCGGTGAATTGCGCCCAGTTGTTGATGGCAAAAGAGAAGAAGGCGGTATAGCGCAGGATGGAGTAAAACACCTCCTTGGGCCGGTGCAGGGCAATGAACTTGAGGGGAGAGATCTCAATGGGCTTGCCGGAGTTTACCGGGTAGATATGGCCATTATACATCCTGAGATCGGCATTGGGATATTCAATGTACTCGGCGGGCCAGTACAAGCCATTGATGAGTTCATATTGGATTTGGCGGAAGAGAACTCCGGTGAACTTGAGCTCAAGCAGCAGGTCGCAGTAGAGGGCGCCGTATTGCTTGATTATCGCATCGAAGTAGTCGATCTGAGCATGGGATAGCCCTTCGTGCGAAAAGCTCACCACCGCGGCCTTGAGGGCTTCTGTGCGCACGTCGCTGGCAGAGGCCACGCCATCATCCTCTTCGCGGAAGTTCCGGTATGTCCTCAGGATTTGTTTTAATTGCCCCATATTCCGGTAGGTTTTGGCGTTCAGGATCTCGTCCGGGGTGATGATATTACGGATGTTAAAGGTGCTTTGCGGTATTTCTGCGGCGGTGAGAGTGGGCTTTTGCCCTGTGAGTTTGCGGGAAAATGCGGATAGTATAGACATGGTGGTCTCCTATAATCTGAATTTGGCTTTGCAGCGGATGCCTTTGTATTCCATCGGCATACTGTGGTTTTTGAGGCAGTCGATAGCTCCGGCCAGGGCGTCCGGGCCGTCATCATTGGGGTGTTGAGGAAAGGCTAAGAGCTGTTCTTCCAATATTTTTAAGTCTGTAGAGCGTTCTTTTGGGAAGAGGATCCAGCCCCATTCAAACAGCGGGGTGATGGCTTCAATGCGTTGGTCTTTAGCCAGCCTGGTCTCGATGCCGGAAACGGGCAGGAGATAGCCTTTGCTCTCGGCCATCGGAGGGATTGATGCGCTCCAGTACCTTGGAGAGCTTGGAAAGCTTATCCACCTGCGCGGGATCTCCGATTGATTCGTTCTCAATCATTTTTTGCAGGAGCTTGTAGATCTCCTGCTCCACCGTGATGGCAATGTCGATATTGCCGATGCGCATCCGGCTATCCCAATCGTACTTTTTGCGCCAATTGTACAGGGTCTTGAGCGGTACATTCAGCACGCGGGACACTTCATCCAAGCTCTTGCCTTCGATGAACTGAGCCAGGGCGCTATCTTTCTGAACTTGTGAATAGGCCATTTAGTTACCTCTCTTTATGTGCTTTTCGATGTATTCCATAGTCATCTGCCGCATGCGCTCCCAGGTGTCGTCTGTGATGTTCATATAGGGCCGGGCCGGAATTGTAACCTGCTTTTTTAGTACATATAAGGCTTCGATCTCGCCGTTACCCAGGTCGCGGAAGATCACGCTTTTTTGGATGAAGGTGTTTTGATACTCCCTGGGTTTTTTGGTGGCAGCTTCAGGGGTGAGCGGGATTGCCAAATATTTGGCAGAAAGCGGCCGGATGATCCCACCTTCATGGTGGATGCGCGCATACTTCAGATTGGTGCCTACGATCAGCTGTTCCCCTGAGACCACGTGAGAGATGGAATTGGCCAGCTTCCCGCTTTTAACCAGGGTGGTGCCGCTGCTCTTGCTTTTGGGGATGATCCTGCCTTCGCGGATGCGCCGTTTGATGTCTCTGGTGATCAATATACCCAGGGAGCTTAAGAGCTTGTTCATAGCGTGTCTCCAAAGCTGCGGGGCACGGCGCTGAACTTGAGATCGCTAAAGCTCTCGGATTCCGGATCCTGGGCGGTCAGCTTCAATGTCCCCTTGCCAATGGCCACCAGGTTTTTGATGGCGTTGTCATAATCTTGCTTCACGTGTTCCGGCAGGTTTTTGGCTTGTTTCTGAGCCCAAAGGTTGCGCACCGCGATGTCCGTGGAGATGGCGGTAATCAGCTTGGGAGTGGTGGCGAAGGGAAGCGTGACGGCAGCGGCAATGTAGCCCTCGATGATGTCATCGGCTTCAATGATAAAGGCGGCGATCTCGCTGTCGCTCAGGCCGGATGTGATCATGTCCTTGTATTGGCCCAGCTTTGCTTCCACTGATGCTTGAGTAGTGTACATATTCACCTCTTAACGATAAAATTGAGCCGGTAAACGGCCATTCCGGGCAGGACGCCCACAAAGCTGCCACCTTCCAAAAAACACCTGCCAAAATACACATCCGGGGGGACGGAAGGGACATCATCCGCTTCATAGCGCACCCCTTTGTTGTGCAGCAAACTGACGATAGCGTCAATCGTATCCAGCATGGCGTCCTGGGCGCTGCCGTGCATGTGTGTGGTAACCACATAGACGGACACATTGTAGTGCAGAGAAGCCCTCATTGCCTCGGTAGTGTTTGAAAACTGGTTTATGGTCACCAGCGCGGCGGGCGGGAACACCGTGATATCCTCCGGATCCTCAAATTGACCCTCGTATGGCTCCACTTGTTTGAGGCTTTCCATCTGCTTCAAGCTTTCGAGGAACCAGTCCATCATTTTCTTGGTCATAAGACCTCCTTTCATGGGTGCCATTATGCCGAAAATGGCAAAAAACAAGAAAAAGTATAGTAAGTTACTATATAAATCAGGCAGCTTTAGCGGGATGTGATATGTTAGCCCCATCAAAACCTATGAGGTTCGCATGAGAGTATTAAGCTTTAGCCAGGCAGTGGAAGGATCCCCCAAGGAGATCCATATCGTGCCGATTGGTGAGTACAAAGACCGGGGATTCCGCATTACCAAAGAGGATTGCGAGGATATCATCCGCAATTTCCAGGCCTTCGGAATCAAGCTGGTGATAGATTTCGAGCACCAGTCTTTGAACTCTACTCACAACGGCCAGCCGGCCCCCGCTGCCGGATGGATCAGCCAGCTGGAACTGCGGGAAAAGGGCGTGTATGCCACTGAAGTAGAGTGGACGGAAGAAGCCACGGAACTGATCAAAACCAAGTGCTACGGCTATATCAGCCCGGTAATCATCTTTGACGATCACGATCCGCATGACGATAGCTGGATCGGCTGCTCTTTGCACTCTGTGGCACTCACCAATACTCCCTATTTTCGTGCCGATCTGGAACCCATCGTAAATAGTAGATATGCTAACACTAAGCCTGCGCAAGCGGGCGCAAATAAAAAGGAGATCAATATGACCCTGGAAGAACAAGTCGCCGCGCTCAAAGCTGAAGGGCAGGCGCAGGCTACCAAGATCGCCGAACTGGAAACGGCTATTGCCGCAAAAGACGCCGATCTGGCCAAGATCGAAACCGAAAAGCTGGTGGATGACGCCATTGCTGCCAAAAAGCTGATGCCGGCTCAGCGCGAAACCGCTCTGTTTATGGCTAATCAAGGCAAAGAAGTGTTTGAGAAGTTCGTTGCGGCCACGGCTGTAGTGGATATCACCAAACCACAAAGCATTCCTGAAACCGCAGAGACCTCTGATGACCCCAAAAAGGAATATCAGGAGCTCCTGCGCAACCCGGCCAAGGCCGAGAAGATGAAAAACGAGAACCCTGAAAAGTTCAAGGCTCTGCGCGATGCAGCCTTGTATGGAGGTAAATAATGGCGGGATTTTTCAAAGAACTATGGGCGGACAGTGTTCTGGAAGCTCTCATCCGCGCAATGCAAGACACGCAGCGTGTTGCCAATTCCATCATGGATTACACGCCTTTTACTCTGGGCAAAAAGGCATCCGGCTACAACGGCCCCACCCTGTCCGGGCTCACCGTCCGTTCCCTCCCTGCTGCGGATAAAGACGATCCCAGCCGTTCCGCAATCGCTATTGCTTTTGACCAAAAGAAGGGCTGCGTGTTTGCCTTGTCCGATATCGATGTCGCTCAATCCGATGTTGATCAGCTCAACGAGCTTACTGAGCAAGCCGCGGAAGCGCTTTTGGATGACTATGATGCCTACATCGTAGGTGCAATGGTGGCCGGGCTTTCCGGTACTGCCGGATTCAAGAACACCATTGCCGACACCGTGGGACACAAAATCACCCGCGCCGAATTCCTGGATGCCCGCAAGAAGCTGAACCTGCAGAAAGCCCCTAAACGCATGCGTTTCTGCGCAATTCACCCTGATCTGGAATCCGATCTCTTTGAGATTCCGGATTTTGTGAGCCGGGACAAGATCGCCGATACCACCGCCATGCGCGATGGCGTGATCGGCCGTTGCCTGGGCTTTGACGTGATCGTGAATGCCGATATCCCGAAGGTGACCGCATCCTGGAGCACCACCGCCGGAGATCGCCCCGTAGCCCTCTTCTATTCCAAAGCCGCAGCCGGCTGGGGACGCCAAAAGGAATTTGAGATCAAGACAGCCCCTGACGCTTTGCTGCCCGGGGACGTGATAAACGTTTACAGCGTTTACGGCGCTAAAGTGCAGAAGCCGCTCTACATGGTTGGCTACCGCAAAGACGTGGCCTAAGGAGGGAAAAATGGGAACAATGTGTAAAACCTTGCTGCTGACCATCGTTGCAATGCTGATGGTCACCTCCCTGATGGCGCAGAGCGTGCTAAAAGACCGAAACGGGACGCCCATCCCCTATGTAGGTACCTCTTGGCAAACGCAAACGGTGGCTTGCTCGGCAGACACTGTCTGGACAAAGGTTACCATCCCGGCCGGAGTCTATGAGCTCAATGTCCGGCCAACGGCCTCTATCAAGATCGCAGCAGACAGTCTGTATGCAGCTTCTAACAATTACGAGGCTACCCTGCAAGACACCTTGACGTATGTAACACTGCCGGCGCATAATATGACAACTATGTGGATCCGAAGGGCATCCGCCGGCACCGCCGCTAACCTGAACATTATCTATAGGAAATGGTAAAATTATGAAACGAATCCTTTTCTTCATCATGCTCCTGATCCTGGTCGTGGCGCCCAATTTACTCATGGGCGCCACGGTGTGGGATGGGATGAAAGCACCATTTGGCAACCTGATCGGAGTGATCCTGACCATCGTTGGGGTTCCGCTCCTGATGAAACTCACGCGCAAGCTGGGGCTGGAAATCACGGACGCCCAGGCACAGGCCGCTATCGACGCACTGATCAACATTCTGGTCAATATCGATCTATCCGCGGCAGACGCTTCTTCTGAGATGAAAAAGAAGCAGGCTGTGCTAACGGCAAACAACCTGCTTCCGCCGGATATGCAAAGTGTGCTGATTAAAAAGTATGGCAGCATGGAAGCTGCTGTGCAGGTGGCCTTTGAACGCAGTTCACTGAACAACAAGGTAGGTAAATAATGAGTGTCAAAAACCTCGATAAGGTCTTTTACCGGGCTGCCGGTGCAGCTTTGACCTCGCTGCCCTCAATCTCCGGCACTTACCCCACGGCAACCATTACGGGCTGGACCCCCGTGCCCGGAGCTATTGCCGAAAAGGCCAAATTTGGCATGGACAAAGACGTGGAATCCCCCATGGGTGACGGTACTACCATGATATCCGGTGAAAAAGGCATCGTGGAAGTAAACATCAAGGACTACAGCGTGACAAACTATGCCGCCATCCGCTCCGCATTCCTGAACGAAAAGGTGGACATCATGGCCTTTGATAATGAACAGCGCACTGTGGCCTACGTGGTACAGGGCGTGATCCTGGCCCCCAAAATTGACACCGTATCCGGTGAAGAGCCGATGATCGTGCTCTCCGGAGAGAAAAAGGCCGGCGCCGGAATCACAAACTCTCCCTTCAAACCCCTGGGAACTTAACATAATAGCAATGAGGCGGGCTCAAAACCCGCCTCTGATTTGGAGATAAAATGCCCGCTAAGTATTTCGACGTATATATCAGACAAGCCGGGGCCAGGTTCACGGAAGGCACCACAATCCTCACCTCCAATGTTTTGGTGGGATGGGATAAGATTGGCATCGCGCCGGAAAAATCAGCAGTGAGAGCAGAGCCAATCACCACTCCTGTGGGTGATGGAACATCCATCTGTGACGGATTCAATTTGGTGGTGGAAACAGGCGAAAAGACTGTGGATAGATGGTGGTTCGACAATCTCCGGCTTCTGTATCACAATCAATTGTGCGACTTCCTCTTCATCGATCACGAGCAGGAGGAGTATGTAATGGCTGTATTTGGTATGAAATGCCAGGTATATCTGAATGTAGTTTCCGGAGAATCCGTAACCATAGCAATTGGAGGTACCGGGCAGAAGGCGGCTGAAGTGGCCTTGACAACTGGCCTGGTGCTAACTAACAAGATGAGCCCCAGCTGCCTGGTGGAAGTGGAATGCTGGCTGCCTGATGCGGGTGCTGGCGCCCCAGGTTGCACAGTTACGCTCGCGGTATCCAACCCCTCGCGTTCTTATACCGCGGAAAGTGGCAACAACGGCATAGCCCGATTTTTGGTAGAAACTCCCGACAGTCCCACAACCGCTACCGCTACGGCTACCGTAAGCCTTGACGGTTTCAACTTTCAAGCCAATCAGCAGGTTACCATCTCCCGCCATGGCAAATATCAGATGAGAGTCGAGGGGACATTAGACTTATGACAACGCAGATCGTGATAGCTATCCTGGGACTGGTAAATGTGTACGTGATCTTTGCGCTAACCCGGTTCTATGAGTGGAAAAAGGGAGTAGATATCAAGCTGCAAGATCTGGATAGGTGCAGCATTCCGGAGGATAGGTTCCGCAAAATCATCCAGGAAGAGCTGCAAGGATTTGAATTAAGACTGATCAAAGAAGGACGGTTCGAAGTATGATAAACATGAGATTCTGCCAAAAGTTTGGCAAAACAAGGAGCGACTTATGAAGCTGTTTACTGACCTCAACGGGAATGTCACCAACATAATTCCCCTAAACGCAAGAGAGACCTTTATTTTGGATGGAACTGAAGTTCCGGCACAGAGCGAGGTGATAGATGGTGACGTTGATAGGTTGGTTCGGGTCGTAACGAAAGTATCCACCAACATTGACATTGCCCCCACTCCCAGAGCGAAGCCGGACACCATCTTGATCCCTGGTGGTCATGTGGAATGGTTTTTGGTGCCCGCAGGTCACAAAATCTCGGTACTTGGTGGCCTCGTCAATATAACAGTTGCAAGATAAAAAAGGAGAATAGCATGAACATCAGTACTACATTAGACACCGTTTCCGAGGCTTACATCCTCCTGGACTCACTGGGCATCAGCTCGTATCTAACCGAAGGCAGCATCAGCATAGAGCCCAAAGAAATGGTGCACAAGCTGCTGGGACAGAAACAAGCCCAGGCCTTCCTCTGCGTCATCACGGATCTCACTCCTGAGCAAGCCGGCCAACTCAGCTTGTCTGAAGTGATTGATACGGTTACCCGTTTTTTTGTGGCTATCGGCAGCGAACTGAGTACGCTGCCCGGTATCAGCCTAAGTGCGAAGAACCCTCAGCCGAGTGCAATAGACCAAGCGTAAATCCCTACTGGGATATAAAGTATACATTGTTGCAACACGGCTTGCACACTCCCGATATAGATATCGGCGAAGCGCTGTATTTCCTATTTACCCTGGCTAAAAGGAGCAAAGAAAATGGCTGATATGAAAGTGACTATTACCCTGGATGCTGCGGAACTGCGTAAACAGCTGGGGCTCACGGAAACGGAGCTGAAAAAGGTCGATGGAAAAAAGATTCAGGTTCAGACGGATTCAGCAAAAAACAGCGTCAATAAGCTAACTGACAGCTTTGCCAAGATGGCGCTTGCCTCCGTGGCGGCGGCGGTGTCTATCGGCAAGGTGATACAGACGGTTAGTAAGTCTATTGACCTGGCGCGAATCCAGGTTAATGCAGAGCGATTGCTGGCTTCTCAGCTTGCTGCCACCGGCAATGCCGCTGGGATAAGCGCAGACAACCTGAAGCGGATTGCCGGAGAATTGCAGCAGATCAGCAATATCGGAGATGAAGCAATAATCCAAAACCTAACGGTACCACTCACGACATTTAAGCGGATATCTGGTGATGTATTTGAGAGGACACAAAAAGCTATTCTGGATATGAATTCAGTGCTTGGCGATCCTAACAATCCATCTTCATTACGCAGTATGTCTGTCCAGGTGGGCAAAGCTTTAAATGACCCAATAGCTGGCATTTCGGCGCTGTCACGGGTTGGCGTAAGCTTTAGTGAATCTCAGAAGACCGTTATCAAAAACCTTGCGGAAACAAACCGCCTTGCCGAGGCACAAGCAATAATCTTGCAAGAGCTGGAGAGCGAGTTCGGCGGGGCAGCCGAAAGCACTATTAATAGCTCCATCCAGATGAAAAACGCCTGGGCGGATTACCTCGAGGCGCTTGGGAAAAACACGTTGCCCATCCTGGATGGTGTTAACATGGCGTTCGCCAATTTCTTCACAGTGATGGCCGGCAACATGAATGCATATGTGGAAAACCAACAGAACATGATGGTGGTCAATTTCAGATCAATGAATGACTTTGCTACCGGCCTGGCTTTGAACGCGGACACAGTGGTTAAAGCGGTATGGGGATCAGTATCAGCAGTAACGGCTGCCATACATGGCCTCGTCACGTATAGCAACAATATTCTGTTTGGCTGGGCCAAGACTGTGCGGGACGTTCTGGGAACACTACCTGTGGCCGCTATGGAAGCGATTGGCATGGGCAATCTGGAGCCATTAAAGGAGCTTGGAGCTGGGATCAAAGACAACTTCACTCCGGCTATTTCAGAAGCACAGCTCTCACTAAAGATAATGGGAGAACAGTTTAAGCTGGCAATCTCTGGTTTCCAGGACTACGAAAAGAACTTCAGCGATATCACCAATCAATCGCTCAATTCATACGTGAAAACCCTTGAGCTGAGGAAGTCATTGGGCAATCTCGATCTGGGCGATACTGCGAGCAATTGCTGGATGGCTTGCGCAAATACCACTCTGATGCCGCTCTGGAAAAGCTCAGCAGCCACCAAAAGGCGATGGCGCAGATCAATGCCCAATTTGAGGAAGAGCAGGCTATCATCCTGACTTCCCTCGCAGCCAGGGAAATCAGCGAAGAGGAATCTCAGGTTAGGCTGGCCGAGATCCGTACTAAATACGATGCTCAGATGGCGCAGGAGCGCAAAAAAGCCGATGACGAGATCATCGCACTGGCACAGAAACGCATAGAGCAGGCTGTGCGCGATGAAGAGTCTTACTATGAGACCATGAAATTCGCGGACGAGGGCTACTATGAGTGGAAGGTGGCGCAGATCCGCAAAGAAGTCGAGGCTATGGCTATCGGGGATGATGCTAAAATGGATCTGCTCAAGCAACACCTGGCAGAGCTGGACGCACTGAAGGGAGAGCATGATGCCACCCCTCCCGAAAAGAAGGGAAGCTGGTTTTTTAACGGTCTTTTAGGCTTTGATCCCGATAGCGAGGAAGATCAGGCCAAGACCCAGGCTATCCAAGACACTTTCGGCAACCTGGCTTCCGGAGCTACGAACATCACCAATGGGCTGATGCGCCTATCTTCGCAGCGGAAAGCCCAGGAACTGGCTGACATCGATGAAATGGCGGCTAAGAATAGCTG